GAGGTAAGAACCTTTGATGTCGCACGTCCAGCAATGCCACTGTCCCGTTTCAAGGTTGACTTCAAGTTTCCGCTTGTAGTGATGACAGCAGGGGCAAAAATAAACAGCCTGAGCACCGTTTTTACGGAGTCGTGCTGTTTGGTTCAATATCTCATTGAGCAGAGATACAATTTGCGACTGTACGAGCATTTGCCAGAAGACTACCCGAAAACGAGCGGAAACTCAACTTATTTTAATCTCGGCGTGGAGACCGTTGTATTCGTCAAGTTGTTCCTCCAAACGACTCTTGGCAATGCCAAGGTCAACTTCATACCATTCACCTTTGATGCTCAAGGCGAAATGTTTCATGGTCTCCTTGATTTTCTTTTCAGCTTGGCGAAACTCGGGGTGTTGGAGTGAGAAGACAATTTTGTATCGGCGGTGTGGGTCGCCCGTCTGATACGTGTGCAGTCGAGAAGTCAAATCCATCGTTGTTCCCACCTTGACCCAATTGGGGAATGTTTCATTGATGATGATGTAAAGATAACCAGACTTCACGACGGAGAGTATATCGCTTTGTATTTTGGGCAGGCGTGCATACATTCATCACAGACCAGTTCTTCTTCCCAGCGTTTGAAATGACTCCAAAATCCGTCGGACACGTCATAGAATCCTGCGGTGATTTTTCCAAACTCTTTGTCTTCGTGAAACAAGCCACGGACGACTTTTCCACAACGGTCACAGGTAATAGTTACTTCCTTCATAAAATATCACGCCATTGCCATCACCATCGCATCATACATGTCTGCATTGCTCTGGTGCCAATTGCCAATCTTATTGATTTTGTCGAACTTAGTCAAGTTTATTTTACTTGATAGTTGTTCTTTTACATAGACCTTTGGTTCAACGCCCTTGACCCGAGCCTTTCCAAAGACTTTTTTTCGGGCCGTGGTCGCTCCAATCAGGTTTACGGGCTTTTTCCATGCCTCTCCGATGATATACTCGAAAACGGCGTTAAAACGAGCCAGCTTGATGATGACCTGTTGTGAGGTTCTCCCGCCCATAAAACCGCTCAGGGCGGCTTCTAGGTTGATTTGCGAGGTATTTGGGAGAAGGGGGTGAGTCGAGAGGACGGAAATGACAAGATTGGCCTTTTCTTTGTTGGTTTCCAGCTTGGAAATGTCAATGAACCCAGCATCTTCAATGGTCTCGCCATTAAAAAAAGCCCAGCCCACACACGTAGTTGATGCATCAAAGCCTAAAGTCATAGGCATACATAGCAAAAAACCCCGCCAATTGGCGGGGTTTTTGTTAAAATAAGTCGGTTATGGCTTATACTTCCGGTTGTTGAATCCACGGATGTAGAGCGAGATTTCCTTGGATTTTGGAGAAGAAGTCGAGTTGGCTTCTTGAGCATCCAAAAGTTCCGTCACACCAATAGCTTGCTTCACAGCAAAGTCATCGGCAGAATACAGACGTTCGTTACCGTCAATTGGCATACGCTCTCCTGCTTGTGGCGAAGAACCGGGAGCCTTCAAACGTTGTTTGACTTCAAATGCACCGCCTGCGTGCTGAGACGCATAACGGGATGCGAGGTCTTTTGTCAATGATGGTCTATCTGCTGGATTTGGCATAAGTGTCCTTTGTTATAAATATCATCAGAAGTCCATTTTCACAACAAAATTTATAGGAAGTTCGGGTGTGATTTTGATTGGGCTTCCCAATTTTGCAACTGCAATCAAGTCGAGACCGTCATAGAGACCAATGGCAGTCGCCATTGGTGCCGCATAAGAACCTGTCTTGTCATTGCTTGACAACCGTTCATAATCCAAGAACTGACTCTTGATTTGAGGAACGGCGTGCTTTTGGCTCAGATAGTTCAAATGGTCAATGATGTCACTGAACAACTTTCGAGTGCAAGATGGAGTAATGAATTGAGCGTAGTTCTCTTGAGTCAGGCGGTTGGCGAAATACTTCCACAGAATGCTCAAATCACGCTCATCAATCTTATTGTCTTGGTTGAAATCCAAAACATCCTGAACCCACATATCAGTCGTTTCCCAACGAACAATGCTTTCACTCGTCACGATTGACGTGTGTTCTACATCATAATTGGTATCTGTCTGATACCAGTTCAACAGGTTGATTTCATCATCGGCGGTGACAATTGACGAACTCCAATCAGTTGAAACCGTAAGACCCTGTTGAGTAGTGTTCTTGTATTGCATGTAACGCAACAGGATGTCAACATCTTGGAAATCAAACCGACCGTTTTGATTGACATCCAACGAAGACGTGTTACGAGTTGTGGCCGATGGATTCGTGCTGACATTGAATTCGCCGGGAGAAACTGAACACACTACTTGCTTTTCAAAGATGGTATGTTGTCCTTTGAAATTGATGTCATACTCGTAAGTCGTGGAACTGAACGGGTTGTAGAACAACTGGTCAAATACCGAGCCAGAAGTCATCAAGATAATCTTTCCGTTTCGATAGAAAACGTTTCCAACGTGGAACTCATTACGAAGATTTGCCAGATTGTAGATGTATGCTTTACCAGATACATCGGCGATTTCAACCCCGTTTGAGGCGGTCAGATCCAAATTGATTTCACGGTTGGAATCACTCAAAGACATTGGTGCTCCCACCACAAACGACCGAACACCCGCACCGACACTGCTGCCGAAATGACGGTATGGGGTCAAGAACCGCTTCTTACGCTGATAGATGTTGGTGATGTCCCATTCTCCTGAAGAAGTATTCTTCTGCAAGAGCATAGCCTGACCGTTCAAGGAAATTTCCAAATCATCCTCACATTGATGAAGTTGTTGCAATGTTCCACCAATGAAACAAGATGTCGTGCTACTGCGGTTGATTTTTGGAATTCCTGCAATAGCGTTGTTTGCAAACACATCAACCGAATAACCAAGCTGGTTGTTCTTCATGATTGATGATGTGCCATATGTCTTCAATACGAGGTCGAATCGAGTGTTATCGTTCGGGCAACGTTCGTAAATTGAAACGGACCCTTGTTGGTATCCAGACGAACCACTGTATTCATATACGGTTCTGTCCAAGTATTCGCCGATGATAACCGTGTCTTGGAACGTGGAAACAGAATAACCATAGCCATTGGTCGTATTCAGGTTGACCGTATATGGGTCAAAGTTTCCGAAAGTCAAGGGGTATTCGGTTTCGGTATCAGGAGTGAAAACAAACGTCTGACGCCAACTACCACTGATGAACTGGAAGTAAAATGCTTTATTGGCTAAAAGGTTTCCACAACCAACAATCAAGCTACCGCTGAACGACCCACTTTGTTTGTTCAGCTTCAAACTGTGACCAAACTGAGAACCTGATATGACATTGGTTGCTTCGAGTTTTTGAAACAAATCCCAACTGTAATTGCTACCAGTTGAAGTGTTTCGGTAGAGGTAAACCATACCATTTGAACTACTAACATACGGCGAACCTACTGCAAGCCAGTTGGCATTGATTGATACTGAACGACCGAAAGATTCGCTCACATTGGAATCTGGATTTTCAATTCCATATGCAAACAAGCTTGAAGTTGGGGAGAGGGTAAACTCGCTTAAGCTCAAATCAAACACGTTGACAATTGAACCAGACGTATTAAATGCACTTGCTGATGTGTGAACACTTTGAATGTAGTATGGAGACCCTGCTACCAACAATTTGTTGTAAATGTCCACTGAAAGCCCTACGCCATCTTCCAAAGATGCAGTATAGAAGTTTTTGTCAATCTCGATGTCTTTGTTAAAAGAGCTTCCCGTGTTGTTGCTTTCAGTATGAAGTGGACTCTTCTGTGATGGAACAGACCCCGTTTGTCCCGCCAAAAGGATGTTCATTTCCACACCTGACAAATACAGAGTTCCAATCAAATCGTGTTGGTCAGAAGTTTTATTATAGCGGTAGTAATCCAACGAACCTGTGTAATGAAGGCTAGACGTGAGTGCATCGTAACGCACCAAGGCAGGATTGCCAACGACAACGTAATCACCATAGGTGGCAACTGCATAACCGTTATTCTCATTTTTTATCGTCAGATACATACAATCATAAATAGTGGATGGCGTCTATAATTAGTAGTAAACGTTCCATCCGTTTCCTTGCAATGTGGCAATATCTGCCAATCCCGCTGGCGATGGCGCAGCGTTGGTGCCACTTCCATAGTTAGAAATATCAATGTAGTTGTCAATGGTTGGCGTAGCCCCTGCCGCCACAACATCCGCTAACAATTGGTCAACCGCAGCCTGAGTCAAAGCGTTGTTCGAGAAATCAATGATGTCAAGATTTGGGCATCCCGAAATATCAACCGTTGTCACCGGATTTCCCCAGCAATACAAAATAGTCAATGTTGAAGATGTTGGCAAAGTCAAGGACGTAATACTCGTGTTGTGAACCTCTACATATTGCAGCAACGTATTGTTACTCAAATTCAACGAAGTCAAATTGGTGTTTTCTGCTTTGAGATACTTGAGCGCAGTATTGTTCGTCAGATTGATTGATGTGACGTGCGTCAATCCGAAGTCAAGATATTCCAGACCGGTATTCGTTGTAACATCCAACGCCGACAAAGTTGGAGTTCCGGTGTAGTTGTTGTTAAGATTTAGATGAACCAATCCGGTGCTTCCACTTACGTTGATAGATGACAGGACGAAATTGTTTTCCATGTAGATTCCAGTTAAGGCTGGGCAGTTTATTGCCGAACACGTCATGAAACTTCCAATATACGCCGATGACGAGAAATTACCTGTAGGCGCAGCAATATCCGTATCAAATGGGTATGCAGCGTTTTGGTCAAAAATCAAATGATTGTTATAAACAATTGGCGCAGAAGCCGTGTATTCAATGCTTGCCGTATTGCTATATGATGAAGCTCCACCCGGACCCGACGCAAACAGTCTATACCAATAAGTGTTGCTCTCTGCAACGTTTGTGTCAATGAATGCTGACGCAGTTGCACTGGCAGTATAATACTGTGCATACGTGATACCATCCAAAGAACGCTCAATTACGTTTGTAGTGTTTATGGCAGAGTTATTTGTCCATTCAAGATGAACTGAACCACTATAAACGATTAAACTGCTGGGAGCACTCGGAGGACCATAAACGGTCAACAAGGGTGAGAAAACTACACTTGAACTTCCATATGCATTTGCTGCAAAAACCGAATACTGATAGTAAGAGTATCCGTCAACACCGGGATATGGGTAAGTAGTATCCGCAAAATTAGTCGAGTTTGCAGAGATTGCAAACCCATCGGAAGAGCCAGTAGTACCGCCTCCCCATTGACGAACAATGCTATACGATGTTTCGTTCACTGCATTGTCCGTCCAAGACATGCTTACCGTATTGCTACCTGATTGTGCCACAACAAAATTGCTTGGAGCCGCTGGCGGAAAGGCCAGAACACTTACGGTTACGCTGGCTGTGTTAGAATAACTAGAAGTTCCAAATTTGTTTCCGGCATAAACACGATACCAATACGAACTTCCGCTCGTCACATTTGTATCTATTGATTGCGTCGTGTTATGACTTGCAGTATATTGAAGTGAATAATTCACACCGTCAGTTGACCGTTCAATTCCAAACCTACTTTCGTTAAGACTGTTATCTTGCCATGACAACACGGACGAACTTGCAGAAATTGTCAAGTTGCTTGGTGCTGCTGGCGGAACTCCTGTAGGAGTGTAAATTGTTGTTCCAGTTGGAACTGTAATAGCAGTTGCCGTCAACAGATTGGTTTCAAAGTCTCCATGTGCTGTATAAACAAGTTTGTCTGTGGTATTGTAGCACACGCTATAAATGTATTGTGAACTGCTTGCTGGATGAACTGGTGTGGTTCGAGTTGCAATGAAGTTCGACATTGTAAAGTTGTTGTTTATAACCATCAATCCAGAACTATCATTTCCAGTGTTAATCGCAGCGATAATAGTGTTGTTACAGTCGCAATACGTAGCATCTTCCAAAATAAAGTTTGTGTTTTGGACAGGAATTGAATAATCAACTACGTCCGTTACAGGGTTATAAAACTCCAAAGTTGAACTGCTTGGACCCGTGCAAACAATCCGTTGAATTTGTGGAATATACTTGATTACAGCATCAGCTACGACGGTCGTATTGCTTGCCGCATAAGTGTTTGCATCCACCACAATCATTGTGAAAGTATAAGGGTTGAAATTTTGCTGTGAGAAATAGTATTTCTGGTTAACAGATGAATACGTTCCCCAAAACATGTTCGAGCCTGATAAATTAGCAGTGACATCAACAACTTGAATTTCAGTCATCGTGGCAATATCGAAAACAACCACTTTCTTAGGAGCAGCATTTCCTGTGTAAAACACGATGCGGTCTTTGTCGGAATCGTAGAACATTCGACCATTCCAGCTTACATTTGTCAACGATAGACGACTGATGAAACTACCAGTATTGTCATATGTGTCTAAGAAATTTCCATCAATAAAGTTTGCACCCCACACATATGCCTTATCTTGGACAGGGCTATAAACTACTCCGTAACAGGTATCCAAATTGTAGTTTTGAAGGATTACTTCGTTAGTAGCATCATAGAACATTACATTTGTTCCGTCATCGCCACATGCAATTACGTTCGATGATGGAATATGGACCGAATCAACGGGGCTATAGCCTTGCCAGAGTGCTTTTTGTTTTGAACCGGGAGACACATAAACCAAAAATTGTCCAAAGTCATTGTAAACCGAAGAAACTTCAACTTGATATGTTCCCGACACTAAGTTTTGAACCCCAATTAGTCCGGTAGTTGATGTATCACCCGTCAACCTCAATCCATTTCCTGTTTGAGTTTCCATCTGTGTGGACGAAGTGTCCGCCAATGTGACAGACACATCAAAATCCGCCGAGCGTGCCCAAATAGAGAGTGGTTCTCCCGAAGCAGGGATGTTTATTGGAATCGTAAGACCATACGTGTTCTGATATGTTGCTATGTCATCTATGCTAATGCTTGCGGAATATATGATAGCCGAGAACGAAGCACTTGGACAATCAGATGGGTTACTTCCGCTTATACCACAAACCAATGCAGAACCAGTGAAGATGAAATTTCCGAAATCTCGGACTTCCTGAATCTTTGAAAACAGGTTTTCTTTAGCAACGAGGTTTCCGTCCCCGTCATCATTGATGATGATATTGTCGTCAAAATTCTGGTCATATAGAACTACAGTATTTTCCGTGATTCGTTCGCCAAAAATAAGACGTGGAATCGTAAACATCAAAAATTTGTTTGCTAGATAACGGTTGTTCTTCGCCAGCGGAAAATCAATGTTGTCTATTCCAAAAATTTGAAGTGGGTTGTTGTAGCGATTGTAAAACGCCCGATAAGTTTGGTCATGAACCAAACGCTTGAAGTTTCCAGTTTTTGCGTTGATGGCTTCTCTATCGGGAAAGAACTTACCACTTCCACTGATACCTTCTTCGGAGATTGCCAAGTCGGTGCTTTGTTGTTCCAACGCAATGTTACATTCACGATTGAGACTACCAGTGTCACCTACCGTGTAGTCCATGTATTCAAGTGCTACCGGCTCTTCCGAGCCAGTTTTCTCGGTTAAGAGCAGTTCTTGTGGGTCGGTATTCGACAACGCCCATCCCTTCACCGTTATAAACGGCGACATCAGGGTATCATGTTTACCGAGTTGTTTTATCATTCACTGATGTTAGTTACTCAGGGTGCGTCCCCAAGTCCAACGGTATCCCAAACTCAATGTTTGTGTATTGGTTTTGCTCTGTGTTTGTTCAAACAAGAAACAAAATGCTTGCGAAGTTGTGCCGGTTGCACTGTTTGCACTGTTATCCCCAAACCCCATGCTACGAATGTTTGTTCCATCCCACGATGCGGCAGTAATGATTGCACTCTTATCACAGGTATAGCTACCATTACTATATGAGTTTTTGGTTGAGTTGGCCAAGGCAGCAGTTGGAGAAGTTCCAACACGACTAATTGCACTGCCGAATGGTTGCAATGATGATGATACCATTGAAATCCAGAATGCACATTCAACGCCGGAAGATGCTGGTTCCAACGCCGTTCCACTCGTGTCTGAATTTCCAGTTGCACTTGTAATGCTGGACATGACAATGTTTTGAATAGATTCCGAACCATTTGTATTCGTTGCGGGAGAAACTGGCCAACCACTAACAGTGACGTTTGGACGAGACACTGAAGATGTTGGTGACAAAGTAACATTCATTTGATAGAACACACGTAAACGCTGTCCAACATCAACGAAAACGGTTGAAGGTAAAACAACACGGCTAAATACGGTTGCGCTGCCTATAGTTCCTGACCATGCAACACCAATTTCAGCATACGTTGCAGCCAAGCTCTGAGTTTGGAAGTCATATGTGCGATAATAAGTTCGACCCGTGCTCGTATCAACCGAATTACAATTTGAAGACCCAACTAACCATTGCGTTCCGGTGATTAAGTCTCCCGCAGACACACTACCTCCCGCTCGACGAGCCTCAGACTGCAAGCCTGTCTGAGAAGTCTTCCAAATGGTGAATGATTGGGATGGACTGATGGTCAATGAGGTATTTACCGATGCAGTTAAATCGGAAACCCCCGTAACTGTTACTTCAGTTACTCCACCAGACCCCGTGGTATATTTGATAACATCACCCACACTTAAAGCACTTGAATACTGACCATATGATTCAGTCAGGTGATTCAAACCCCCACCCGAACCGGTTGGAATTAGGGTGATGGTCGTTCCTGTCTGTGACAACATTGACCCTGCTGGGTCAAGATAGTTAAGACGGGTTCCAAGTCCTGCTACAGCAAACCGCATAAGTTCGGCATAATAGGTTGTATAAACTTGGTCAAGACCCTGATTGAGAATCAGATTCTTTTTCAGTTCGGGCTGTTCCCAAACAACTTGGTTCGTTTGACCATCAACGACTGCTACCCGGTAGTAGCCTTCGATGGTTTGATTGATTGTGCTTGCTTTATTCATATTTTTATCTCCAATCGGCGATGTTTAACTGAGAACACCGCTCAAAAATCCTATGTTAAGTGATGCCGTTTGTATTGCTGCCGACATCGAGAGTGAACTTGTCACTACTTCGTTGAACAACGAACCTGTATAGAACGTTGTTGCCAAAGACTGCGTTTCAAAAGAACCTGACCGCAGTAAAACTTCGTCATACAGAGAACCAGTATAGAAACTTGTTCCCATGCTTCCGGTATCTGCTGAACCACTGGTAGCAATTACATTCGTGCCTAAGCTACCAGTGTAGAACCCAATATCCAGTGATGCGGTATTTGTTCCACTACCCGTAATGATTTCCAAAGTCAAACTACCCGTGTAAAATCCGACAGAAACGGCATCTACTTCTATCGTTGGGACATCCAATTGCTCGCCACTAACAAATCCGCCGATTCGCAACGTACTACCGCTATCGGCCACATACACCCGAACATACGTGTCATAACATACATAACTCGATGTTCCAGACATAATTATATTCCCAAAGGATCTTACTTCTTGAACTTTTGAGAATAAATTGCTGCGGGCGATTAGGTTTTGATTGCCATCATCTGTGACTTCTACGTTGTCATCTACAGCAGTATCGTTCAGACGAACGGTGTTTTCTATAATACGCTCACCGAAAACAGCTTGTGGAACATTGAAAAGACGAGCGATGTTGGACAAATCACGAAAGGTTTGTCCGAGAGGAAAATCAATGAATTCGACCCCGAAAATCTTGGTGGGGTCGTTGTATTTGTTATAAAAAGCCGCTTTAGTCTGAGCGTGGACGAGCCGTTTGAACGTTCCGTCGTTGTTGGTAGCTTCTCGGTCGGGGTAGAACTTTCCTGAGCCAGTGATACCTTCTTGATAGTTAATGAAGTCACTACTCTGTTGTTCCAACGCAATGCTACAAGCCGTGTTTACGAACGGATTGTCTGTGGAGTAGTCGGTGTATTCAAGCGCAACAGTGTCCTCTGAACCAGTCGGTTCAAGGATTACCAAATCATCAGGATTTCTATTGTATAGATGCCAAGACTTAGCCGCAACGAACGGCGTCGTTAAAAAGTTTTGATGATTGATGTGCTTTATCATTCATTCAAATCTTAGAAGTCGAGGCGTACTTTGATGAGCAATTCGCTGTCAAACGATTTGACTGCGGGGCGGCTGAGTTTGGCAACGGCAACCAACTCGTTGTTGTCATTATACAGACCGACCGTGGTGATGTAAGTTTTTGGGTCGTTGATGAAATCCGTGTTACGGATTGTTCCCTTAGCATGAACATTGTCCGTTCCGTCATAGACGTAGGTCGGATTGTTGCTGTAGTTGAAGTCACGATTCTTGACACGAATGAAATAGTGACGTGAAGGCACGTATTCACTACGACGCACGTTCATGGTGCGGTTAGCCAACTTCATAGACTCAAACAACGTTTTGTGATTGTAGGTGTAAGAAGCGGTAGATTCAAGACCGGGGTTGTATGGCCAAGTTCCTGCGGCGGAAGGTCCATTACTACCAACACCGACAGTTGACGTAATACCCAGCTTTTGTGCCAAGAGAGCAGCGTTCAATACGATGATTCCGTTTGATGGATAGAACAATCCAAGACCTCCATACGTTGGAGTAGAAGGAAGACTGTCCAAAGTTCCGGCAATCATCTGATATACGTTTTGAGTCGTGCTCAAATAGGGAGAGTTGTCAATGAGCGTCACGCTACCACTTGAACCTGAGAATGAAAGTTCAATGAGACCTTCATCAATCTTGTCCTTTTGTTTGAAAGCTGAGAACGAAATCACCCAAATATCATCGGCAGAAACCGTGGTGCTACCACTGTTCATTGTGAACATGCCATCCAAATCGGAAGTTCCCAATAGCATGTTCTTGTATTGCGTGTAAACCGCCTTCGTAGGAGAAGCTTGAATACTTGCTGACTCCAAGGAGAATGAACCAGACCCCAAATTACCATTGATGTTACCATAAGTAATGGAAAGATATGGGTCGTTGTTGTTGTAGTAATCTCCATCAGGGAAAACGTTCAAGTAATACATCGTTCGGCGAACGTCATAGACTGACGTGCCGTATGATGGTGTTCCCACTGAACCAGTGAGCGACCAGAAGTCATCAACGAAGTTGCTTTGACTATGAGCGGTCAACCCATCGGGCCAATATCCGCTGGCGACACGGGTTGTGCGTCCTGCTACGATGTCGGTGTCTTCAAACTGGTTAAATATCATAATTGCCTTACGAGTTGGATGGAGGAACGGTCACGGTGACTTCGATTGAAATGCTTCCACCAGACTCATTTCCGATGATGGTCAAGTTCGTTGTCGTTGTTTTTCCAAGACTGCTGTTTGGAACGAAACGGAAAGTATTTCCAACCACAACTTGAGCACTCGTGGTGTTGATGTCACCAGCAAACGTTGGGATGGTGTTTGAGACTGCGTTGATGGAGTTGGTTTGTTGAACAATCAAAGTTCCAACGTTCTTGTTTCCAAGAATTGCAGTATAGCCAGCTTGCAAGTTGTAAGCTGGGTTGGTTGACGGACTGATGATGATGTCACCCGTATAGTCACGAGTAATCAAAATCTTGTCTTGTGCGATGCTGATAACCGGGATGGACGTGACTCCTTGGTTCAGCGTAACAAGCTTATACTTCATGGCCTGAGTTTCGTCGGTCAATGGCTCAAAGACCGGGGTATTACGCAATGCGATGTCGTAAAACGCCGAACCGTTTGGATGGTTTGGGTCGTAAAGCGTATAATCAATTTCGTCGTCTGCCAATGAGAACGACGTAATGTTGAGATTACCAGTCTTGGCGAGAAGTTCACGTCCTTTCTTCGTCAAAACGGCATCAACGGTGATTGTTTGGTTGTCTATGTAGGCCATATGTTTTTATAAAAGAGTACTCAAGTATAAGTATCAATACAAGAGTCTTTTTTCATTGTTATCTGTTAATTACGTTGTCTGTCTGGATGAGGTTCAAATTACCTACTTGGACCGATTGGACAGGAGCACTTCCGTCTTCCAGCCCATCCGAACCCACCGTAGTATCAATTGTTTGCTGGTTTCGGTAGTATGACCCCGACGTTACGGCTCCGTTCTGTTTTCCATAGCTGGTCAGCTTGTACAAGGAGAATAGGTCTCGCTTGTGGGTGAAATGGTTTCGGGGATACCCCTTTACCAATTCCAAATACTCATCCACAGTTGAAAAAATCTTGGTGTTTTCTGTAACATTTCGCAATCCGTTGAACGTCGTCGGCATTGTATAATTATTCACGATGGCGTTTGGACTATTGCGCCAAGTGTTTGCCTCATGTGTCCAGAGGTCTTCTGTTGCCGAAGCTTCTGAACCGGGACTTCCAACCACGTTATCTACAAACGACGCAGTGTAAACGTTTTGATTGAACCAATCTGCCGTAACCACCACATAATCATATAAAAAGATTGATGCAGTTGCATAAAGATTCTCGGTTGGAATTTCAGTGCGATTCCACGAACCACTTTTTGCAAAAATGGTATATTTCTTCCATCGTTTAACCATGTAGTAGGCTTGTGACCCCGAAGGATGCACATCTACATTCATGTCAAATGGAATTTTTCCGTTGGTTATCATACACTATAATTATGTCGGACAGCTAACAATCACACCGCCACGAGAATCACCGCTGTTACCATAAATACTCAACAATGCAGTCACAGGATATGAAAGACTCTTGTTAAAGATATAGCTTCCCGTCGTGCTTTGGAATCCAGTGTCAATGACGTTTGCTCCGTTCCAGTTCAATACAAACTTAGTTTGTGGTTCTGTCATTGCAAAACTCAATTGCACAACACCTGTTCCAGTTCCAAGAACGACTGATTGCGTTGCGGGTAACGTTGTGGACGACACGTTATACGATTGTGACAACGCCACACACGTAATTGTTGCCGCTGGGCATTGCACATGGAAGCTTCCTGCCGATGCTGGCGCACGGTCAGTGCTGACAGTGATAGATGCCGACGTTGGGTATGCTGATGTCTTATTGAAGTATGCACTTCCAGTTCCAGTTGTATTGAGGCCCGTATCAATGACGTTGGAACCATTCCAGTTGATGACGAACCTATCAGGATAGCTGCGAGTGCTCCACACGAGCTTGACTACACCAACATCCGTTCCAAGTGTAACGACATCCACCAAAGATGCGGTATTGCTGACAGTATATGAACTCGACAATGCAACACATGCAACTGAACCAAATGTTGTGATGTAATTTGTTTGCACAGACACATCCGTTCCACTACTTCCAGTTGCGCTCAAAGTGACAGTGTAAGAACCCGTATTGGTATATGTGTGTGATGGATTTGCCACGGAACTTGAAGTTCCATCACCAAATTGCCAGTTGAAGGTGTCCGCACCAGCACTTGTGTTGGTGAAGTTTACCAACAGCGGAGAAAGTCCGCTAACAGGTGATGCATAGAAACTTGCTACAACCGGTTCAGGCGGAATGACAACTGGTGTGGTCAACAACTCCGATGAACCATAATGACCAAGCTGGTATTTATCGGGAACGTCCGAAATGTATGTGCCTTGAGGCAAGAAATTGATGGGATAGTTCAAGCTTGGCAAATTGATGTATGCCACGTTGAGGTCCAGCGTTAAATTGTTTGGTAAACTTGCCGTGTCAAATTGGCTTGCATACGTTGGGTCAACGTTGAAATCCGCATATTGAACTGATTCGGTCAACCGAGTCAATTTCGTGTTTGGGTCACGGAAGTAGTGGGATGCTGTAATATCAGCATAGAAAACGGAGCCAGTGTTAGCTTCACTGTAAACTGGCTTGGCGTGGTACTTTGGACGCTCAAGTACCGTCGGTTCAACGATGACACCAACCAGAACGTTTGAGCGTGCTGGTGTGAGGTTCTTAATCGCTTCAAAAATTGAGCGGTTGAAGTAGAACTTGTAAAGCGTAATCAACTCGTTGAAGAGTGTGCGACTTCCACTATTCTCGTTTTTTGCCGAGGCATAGGTCTGGCGGAAGTTGCGGAGGGTGTCATAACTACCCGAAAACTGGTTGTTTGGATTGCCGATGGCATCCATGAAATCGAAGTTACCGAAGAAGCGAACGATGTCTCGGTTCTTGAAATCTTGCGGGTCAACAAAGAATCCGACTTGGTTGGAATCGGGGGCTGTGCTGTTCCGGGGCACGTAAGTTGAGCGGGTTTTGTCATCAAATCGAGTCGCAACAGATTGCGAAACATGACGAATCTTCTCGTTACGGAACTTGTTAGGCCCATACTTGGTTGTGGCCAACGTGCTTGGGTAATCCAATACTTTGAATTGGAACGGGTATGCCGATTGTGAAACATATTCACATGATGCAGAATCATATACCAACTCCTGTGCGCCATGCCAAGCATTACGGCTTGACATCAAATCCACCGATGGGGCGTATGCCAAAGCAAATTCTTGCTCTTGCTTTGTTGAAGAACTAAGAGCATAGAATGGATTTGCATTTTGCCAGCTACCTGACCATACATTTGCACTCGCCGAAGTTTGACGAAGGTCAAATGGGTAGTCGGTGTGCATACGGAACAGCAAAGACTTTTGCGGGTCTCGTGAGCCGCTAAAACTGTATGAGTTGATGTGATTGACGTAATCTTCAAAATTGCTATCTGTGATTGGGTCATACCACATTTGCCATTTGTCAAATGTGCCGGTGTATCCTTGGCCGTTATGAGACGTAAACCAACCACCAATCATGATGTTAGACCCCGTATTACTTACATCGAAGAATTGATTGGTCGAGGCTTCATAGCACACTGCACTTGCTGTCAAATATACGGCCCGCTGTCCCGATTCGTTTTTTTGAACATACAAGTCATAACGACATGGGATAGCATCTGTATTGGCATTTACCTCATACTCACTCGACGGAGCATTGCGGCGAAGCATGAAACTGTAAACGCTTCCATCGAATAACGGAAAGTGTGGAGTGTAAATCTTGAACTGCGGGGCATTTTTGTAACCAATCTGGAAGAACAGTTTTCCAGATTTTGCTACAGGTTCACGGACAAATCCCACTGACCACTCACCAGAACCAGAGATAGATGACGATGCTGCTGAACCACTGACACGTCCAAACAGAATTTGTTCTTGACCATATGAATATGGTTCAGAGCTATCAATTGACAGTTTTCCGAGGAAGGTCTTCGCATTAGATGGCGCAGGGACAGAAAAATAATCATATGCGGACGATGTATTCCATTGATACATATAAGCCCGCTCGTAGATGGTGTATGCAGCAGAATCGTCGGCATAGTTGACTCCACCAAACTCACGAACACTCAACAACACGCTTGGAATACCATAGCACGCCAACAACAAACGCACGGATTCTTCCGTTCCTTTAGCCTTGAAAATCTGTGGTAGGTTGGAGAAAATACGGTTGCGGATGGTCTGCAAGCGTTCTTCTGCTGACATTGAAGCCAAACCTTCAATTTGGTCTGATGTCAGATAGTTTTGAAGCAAGCTGGCTTGTTCGAGTGAATCGTCAAGATTCCAACCAAACGTCTCCAACATATAATCAACAATGCGCCGAGTGAATTCTTCAGTAGCCGATTGACCCACGGTCTTCTCCGATGGAATGTTGGTGATGTAGGCATAGATGCCATCGAAGAAATGACCAACCATTGACAAGAACGTGATGTAATCATCGTTTTTCTCGTCAGACAAAATGTGGTCGGGGCAGTTGTTAATCAAGCTGTCACGGTTGTATTTGTCGTAGTAACTAGCCGAATTCAACGTCTCCGCAACGAAACTTGCACTGACAAATCCACTGCCAGAGTATGCAAAATTACCGCTACGATACAGATATGATTCGTAGCCATCGAATGACGATACAATTTCCGTCATCTGGTCTTGGATGACATTCTTCTCTTGGGTATAGAATGGATATGTGCTACCACTGGCTGAAACAAATGCGGTGTTCTTGTTCTCCAAAGTTACCAGAGAAGAAGTGAGGGCTGCAAGATTGATAGATTTGTTCTTGAAAATCTTTACTCGTAGTTCAGCAGATGAGAAGACCACGAAATTTGCAAAGTCACTGTAATCAACATTCAACTCGCCCAAGTTTTTACTGACAACCAATTCACGGCTGTTTTCATCACTTTCCCTCAAATCTTCTGCGGTATATGCAATGTTAGTATTGGTCAAACTTACGTTTGGAATTGGAACTGAAAAGTTCGGCGCACCAATCTTATGCACCATCTTACTTGATGGAGTTCTGACAATTGCATTGACGACGTATGGAGCCAACGAAATGTTCGATACCCAGCAGTGGCTTCGAGCCATGATGTCGTTTGGCAATTCAGATTGCAACTTAACCAGAAGCGTCAGAGGCTCGGATGGACTGGTTCGTTCGTCCATCACTCCCGTATTCAAAATTGGAAGGATTCGGTTATTGCCGAGATTCAACCCGTTCTTAAGATAGGAATAGTATTTCTCATTGTATGTGGACGACAATACATTGCTGATGGGCTGGTAGTAATGCTTCGTGAAAAAGTCGTAAATGAATGCTTTGGCATCTACATACTGCTTTGAAGGATGCTCGCCTATTGGAGCGAATTTGCGCTCGATGGATGCGGACACAAACCCATTGAAATGGGTGTCAACCTCTTTGAAATCAACGACGTTTTCCGAGTTAGAAAGGAGATAGTTCGTAAAATAGGTTTGAATTCCTTGAATACGAATCAAACGGTCATTTGTGCTCGAAACTCCTGCATTGGAAACTTTTGGAACGGTCGTAAAAATCAAGAAGTCTTCATACAGATTCTTCAAGAATTTAAGCATCGCCCCGTCGGTGTTCAGGAAGAATACTTGTTTGATTGTGTTGATTTCAGACGTGTATTGGGAACTAACTCTGGAATAAATTTGTTCGTATGGGCAGATTGCAACACTCTTCAAATAGAGTGGCGACACATCGCTCAACAAAACTTTCTTGCGGCAAAATGCATCATAGTTAGCATTGGAACTGCTCAGAGGAACGAGTTTCAACTCCTTACGGGAAGGTGAAATTTCCTTGATGACCAACGGTTCGTTGATGTTACCCGCCATTTCACGGGTGAAATTGTAAACAAAGAAGAAGCTGCCTTCGGTCATTCCAGTTGCCGTTTGCAACTCTTCGGCAGGATTGACCAAGACTTTCTCATTCTTGTAAAGCGTGAAATCGGTCAGCAACTCGGAGTAAGAATATGTTACGGGGTAATCGAGAGCGTTGAGATATGAGAGAGTAATCTCGTTGAAGCTCTTGGATTGATTCAAGACATTCCATCCGATGAAGTTGTCTTCTCTGTCCCAAACCCCGAACTCAATCACGTCATTAGCCGAAAATCCAAACCACAAATCCGATACATATCCGTTGACAAAAAGAGTCGTCTCGGTTCTGTTGAGGTAAGAACCAGTGTTCAGACTGCCGGTGTTTGTCGCAACTAATGGATATGATGTGAATTCCATATTACTTCTTTGTCTTCTTTACTGGCGTGTAAGGGAAATCTTCTGAAAAATCTGATTCGACACGGCCTTGGCCAAGTGCTTTACGCAACTCGAAGATAACCTGCTTGGTAGCCAAAACGTCAACCGACCCGCTGTCGGAGTTTTCGGCAATCACTGTGTCTAGTTGTGACTTCAAAGTGATGTTTTCTTGTTGAAGAACCTGCATTTGTTCTTCCAATGCCGTAATCTGTTGTGCTGAAGAAGTCAACTCTTGGGGAACAAACTCTTCAAAATCAACGTTATAGAAAGTCTTGATTTTGCCATTGTTATAAAAAACGTTTTGAAGGGGAAATGCGAGGTAAACTTGACTGAAATCAGTCGAAGAACTGTTGAACGTCAGATTTCCGACACTATCGAATTTATATTCGTATGTGCCGTAACGCTGAAAGTTCTGGATGTCTTGCGAAAAATCGCTCATATTACCTTGTTACTTTGAATGTCTTGCCCGTGTCAATCGTGTGGATTGATGTGCCATCATTTACCCGAATCAGAACTCGGTAGTATCGTTCTTGAGGCAATGCCGTCGTGTCAATCACGAAGTAATTGCCCTCTGGATACATACAACCAATCCGAGTATAATTATCGAAATCCATGAGAATTTCACTAGTCTCATTGTCTTTCAATGCATAATATGATGACGTTGGCAGATATTCAGGAACAAGGTATTGTTGCTGCTGCGTTGACTTTCCGAAGGTTTTGAGTGGAAATTGCTTACGACCGAACACATTCATCTTCACAATATCCCCTGCCTTATAGGTTGGGGAAACGTTTGACAACGTAACTGTGAATGGACGCTCAGAGTCCAGTGGCGAGAGCACGCTAGACGTAAATTCAACACTGCTAGTGTAAGAATATGACGACGTTACGACGCTGCCGCTCAATTGAAGGCTCAAAACGCCACCTAGCAGGTTGCCGTCAATAAACTGTCCGTTGAAGCTTGCACTGGTCGAACCCGACAGGGTGTATGTTCCAAGTGCTCGTCCGTTCACGTATGTTCCTACCACTGTGGCGTAGGCATATGGCTCAATTCCCGATGGGATTCCAATGTAAACTCTCGAACCATACAATGCGTCAGGAGTCCACGAACCCGTCAAAAATGCGTTCTCAAACTTGTAATCAACATAGTAGGCCGTGAATGTGCTACCACTCCAAATTCCGTTGAGGAATGACCCGCTCGACATTTGAGCATAGAAATTGTTTCCACATGGTCCTTGAACAAAGGATGACGACCCTGAGATAGAGGCGGACACAAATCCATAGACAGGCAAACCAATGATGTTGCCACTCAGTCCGCCGCCGCTTACAATTCCAGATGCGGACAGTTCTGGCCACAGCACGCTTGCTGAGAAGTTTTGGGTGATAGTCAACACAGCACTTGCAGAAAAACTGCCGCTAATACCACCAGCAATGGTGAAGGTTGAGCCACTTTGCACGGAAGCTGTAATTCCAGCCGAAGCCGTTGCAATAGTCACGCTGCCAGTTGAAATACTACCCGTGATGTCACCGCCATTCAAAGCGATGTCGTCCCACATTACATCCAAGCATGGGGAATAGATGGTGTTTGTGTCACGGCTGAAGAATCTCAAGGTAAATCCAGAACCAGTGCTATGCAATTCGTCTGAACTGACAAGCATCAATCCTTCATTCGGCAAACTTCCGCTCAACCATCCGAGAACAATTGGCGTGACATCCATGTTTATGTCCGAGGATTGATATTCAAAACTCTGTGAGCAAACACTGGACGTGTAGAATGTGCCACCACCGTATGCAAACGATGCAGTTGCCGATGCGGGGTCGGTGATGAAGTCAATAGCTGGCCGAGAACCAGACAAAGATTGGGAATACCAAGTCGTGCCGCCGTTGTTATCACGGTATTGCCAGCTTACACCACGGTCAGAACCACCATCTGAATAGTATCCATTTCCCATGTCCCAGCTTTGGCTGATTGGAAGGGCATAGATGTTGTATGTGATTGGCAACTCATATTCGTTACAAACCTTCACCTTCAACGAGAAGTGTGGAGTTGCAATTTCGCCATTGGCAATTGAAGTTGAGATTGCAGTCAAATCAAATTTGAGGAAGGTACGGTCAATGAACTTCGTCGTTGCATCTACCCAATTTTGAACGTTGCGGGTATCCACGCCCGAACCAGTTCCAGACAAACATCCCGATGAACCCGACAGAACGCCAGTAAAGACACCTACGAGATAAGGTGCAATTACTGAACCTGAAATGCTTCCGATGATGGTGCTTCCCGAGGCAGGATTGCCAAAGCTACCACTACCAACCGAGCCTGTACCATCAACGGAGCCACTGAAAAAGGAAGCACTGAAAATCAGACCGCTTCCCGAAATTGTTCCATAGGATGAAGACACCGTTCCCGAGAATGAACCCGTCAATGTTCCCGTGAAACTGGTAACTCCTTGGGTATTGAATACCACATCAGTATAGACGTAATCCTTCGTGGAACTCAACGTTCTGACGATGGTGTTCGCCGTACCTACTTGCAACAGTTCATCAATGCCGAAATTCTTATCTTCATAATTGCTTCGGTTGGTGATGTAGGTGTCTTTAGATGGGTATATGAAATGGTGCATATCTTACAATACTGACCCTTTGATGTCGCTGTCAGGGTATTTGACCTCAAAGATAGAAGGGTCAACCGATGGATAAACAATGCCGTTCTTTGTTGCTGCGGCAATGTCATATTCCACCGATGAATAATCTCCATCCAAGGCGGTTTTGTTTTTGATTGACAGGCTGATAACTGACTGGACACCATCAACCTTGGCAATTTCAAGCTGCAACTGACTCAAATTGATAGGTTGAGAGAAATTCCACTTGTCAACATTGAAGAAAGATTGCACCGACTGGATGCAGTTCAAAAGAACATCTTTCTTGTTGAAGCCTTTGTAAACGGTAATCGTAAACTCAACTCCGATGTTGATGACATAACCATCAATAATGTTCACGCCATCCGTAATCATGCGTGATTGCTTCAAATATGTAATCAGATTCGTAATCAAAGCGTCATTGGGTGGAATGAGTTTCTTGTCCGCATCATACGACAAAAGATACACATTGATTGCGAATGGATTTGTCACGTCATATGCAATACGACGGAAGAAATTGTTATCACTGTTGCTGACAACAGTTGCGGCGTTGTCTTGATTCACCGTGCCGACCAAAATCTTGTTAATTCCAACCTCAAGGCTGGTATCGGCAATGACCTGTGCCTTGGCAATCGAACCAAACTTTGCTGGCAACGAATATACTCGAACGAGGTAATCGTTTTGAGTTACTGTGCGGTTTTGTGCCGCAAAATTAGCCATTGCGTTTTGCTTGATTTCGTCATCAGTCTCGCTGTCCTTACCGCCCACACATGGAACGGGATTGCTTACTTGCAATGAGTTCTTGACAGTGTTCAAGAGTTCTACTTGCTCTGGCAACAGTCCTTCGGATGGATTATCAAACTCGGCTGATACCACGTTACGAATCTCGTTGGTTTGACAATTGGATTGTAATCCTCCACCAACCAGATAGCGAATGGTCAAGGTAGTATTGAACGGAGCAATACCATAGTTTTCATTCTTCAAGAAATTCGCAGGGTCAAGCGGAACATTGACATTGGAAATGCGGTTCAATCCCACACCAATCAGATTGGAGTCAAATGTCACGATTTCATCATCAACCCCGTTTGTTCCTGCACCGAACTGCAAAGAAGTAACGTTGTTTTCATCAACCAATGTGACAAAACGACGGGAGGTCTTGAGATACTTCAAGATGTAAGGAACGGAATCCTTGTATTGGTTCAACGAGCCTTCAAACTCGGCATCGTTTGGAGTTGAGATTGGAACAAGTTCCTGTGCCAGATAGTCAACTTCATACCACTTGTTGTTGTCAGAATCCGTGATGTCGAGGATGGCCAGAACGTTTGGCTCGTCCAAAGTAATCGTATAGTATGGTGTTGGTGAGCCAACCACAACTTCCTTGCTCAAGATTTGTCCTGAGTTGATGCTACCCGTTTTCTGCAAAAGGAAGAACTCAGGCGTTCCGTCTGTGTTGCGAGAGTAAACCGAGTCCAGCCGTGGGGACATAGATGAACTTACTTGGAAGTCCACCGCTTGATTCAAAATGTAATATGAACCCCCGTTGTTTGAAAACTGAGTGTTCTCCTTGACCAACAACATATAGTCGGTATCTGGATAATAGTTTCCAGCACCATCAGTGGCCGAAGGACAAAGTTGAAAGAGATTAACTGCACCAGTTGATGCACGGGATGGTTTGACTTTGTAACCAAGGTAACGTGCCAAATTGATAATGTTACGACGCTCGGTCGCACTGGTGAGAATACTTTCCTTGAAAGCGTAATCTGTGTAGTAACTCAGAACGTCACCGACGTAGGCAGCTTGTTCAATGAACATCATGCCGGGAGCAGATGGCGAGAAGTCACGATACGTATTGGGATAATACGTTTTGGCAAAGTTGATAAGCGAATCCTTCAACTGAGAGAAATCTCGGTTCAAGTAGCGAATCTCTTTGCTGTTTGGAGCAAATGACTTTTGGGTGTTGCTTGGCATAATTACACTTTATTCGTGTTGAGGACAATTTCCACCACATCGGACTGGTTGATGGCGTCCACGGTAAACTTTACGACGATGTATAGTTTATAAATATCTCGAAGGTCGGTACTTTTGTCATCTTCAAAGTATTTAACGTCAACTGAATTCACCGACACGCCGGGAATCCACTGTGCAATGTCTTCTGTGATGATTTTGTTCACCTTTTCAGGGATAAAGTCGTCGTTTGGCTCGAAAACAAGTGTCCAAAGACGGCATCCAAACGTCGGATTCATGCGACGTTCGCCCGGAACGGTGCGAATCAGATTTATTATATTCATCCGATACGCCGTGAAACTATCCGTGGTTTGGTCAAAATAGCCACTATTCCCACCTTGAATCGGTAGGTTCAAACCAATCGGAATGTTCTTCAAAATGGCCATTAAGCGAGCACGCCTTTCTTCTTCTTGTCAATGATTTTCATCATCTGAGAATAGTTGCGAGTCAGGGCTTGGGCAACCGGTGCTGCCAATGGCACTTGACGGGCAACATCCAACGCCGAAACACCTTCAGGAATTGCCTGCATGGGTGCATGAGTGCTTTCCTGCCCTTCACGCAACACGGGAGGCGTTCCAATAGGCATAGAAGGCATACCACGGGTGAATGCTGGTGCTTCTTCTGCCATCGCTGCGCTCATTTCGACAGGGCTGGGCATGGCGGTTGCGGCTGCTTGTTGATATTGATTCAAAAAGGCAGGCATTGACCCCATGTTACGTTCATGTTGACGCAACGGAGTAGTTTCGTTCAAAATCTGGTTAAGAATCGGGTCTTTGGTAAAATGCCGTGGCTGTGGGGCTGCTGGTCGAGCAGCTACAGGAGCAGTCGGCGTAGCCCCAGCGAACATTTCTCGCAGGGACGCCTTCAAGTCCAATTCTTCTTCTGCTGCTGGGGCTACAGGAGCAGGTTGACGTTGTTCCGTCACAACCGATTTACCCATCATGTTTTGAAACGTTTCTGCAATGATGACCGGCAGTTGTTTACGGACTTCCTTGGCTACAAGGGCTTCAATTAGCTGTGTGAGTTGTGTGAGTTCTGACTTTTTCATAGATATAAATATCCTCCCGAAGTCCAATGATTACCGATGATTAGCACCTTTCCATCCACCGGGGACGCCTTCCCCGTTTCCAGTACTTATTTTAACGGGGGCAGTGCCATCTGTTATCGTGCTTCCATTCTGGCCCGGGGCTAATCCCCCACCAGTTACGAAGACTCTTCGGCTCATTAGTGTGTGTAGTTTATCTCGCAATGCAATCAGTTGTTGAACCTGCACAGGAACTTGAGTCGTCGAAGGCGATTCTTTTCCAGCATCAACATGCGAGTGTTTGTGCCAATGCGTGTGAGCAAGCAACCAATTACAAAGTTCATACATCCAACTGACCGTGGTTTGTCCCAAAAGAACCGGCTCATTGGTCTGGTCATATTCGCCGAGGTAAATTGCAGGCGAGTTGATTACGGTCTTGGTGTTTGTCGTCAATACAATCTGTTGGTGAGCATCCACGGTATATTCGTTGTCCGTTACGATGCCATAACGCTTCTTAGCGTAGTGAAGTGTCTCGCCATAACGTGACGACAACACTAATCGGTCGGTATTGATAACAATCTGGTCTCCGTTCAATATCGGAGTCTTGAAATCCGTTGTGCCTTGGAACTTGGCAGTCTCTTCGCCATCACCGAACATTTTCTTGTAGCAAGTGGTGACGTAGCCACTGATTGTTTGTCCCGAAGTAATGGAAATGGTCGAACCATCGTGATTGATATTCTCTTCCAAATATCCGCCTGTGTTCTTCTCCCATTCCGTTCCAATGATAGGCGGCAACTTCTTGTGAGGAATCAACTTTTGACCCTGCTTAACAAGTGGACGTTGACGATTGCGGATAACAATCATCGGGTTGCCGCCGTCTTTGTAATCCTTATTCTTTGGGTCGCCTACGTCGTTGGCACGATTATCGTCATAGGCTGTAAAATGAATGGTTTGGCCAAACCGACTTTCAAACAACAAATCTCCTTCAAACCGTTTGATAGTGCGAATCTTTGGGTTAGCAACGAAGTATTGTCCAGCATAACCGTGGAAACCACTATCACCTTTGTAACTTGTTTTGGACTCTTTCCTACCTTTCAATGTCTTGTCAGAAAACAATTCGTTGTTAGAACGACCCGACGTTGACGTTTCAACGGCAAAGTCTAGGTTATTGTTTGGCCAGTTGTGATAATTGACTTTACGAGTGTAGTAGAGTTGGTCTTTGTGATTTACTAAGACGACTGTCTCGTTAATCAATGGATACTCCGAGATATTGCTCTCCAATGGATATGCCCAAAGCAACTGGTCTTTGTCGGTCAGACGTTCTGATACCAACGGACGAATCAGTGCTCGCCCAATCCATGAAAAATCCTTGTCGGTTTGCAGAGCAGGAACATCTTCCAAATCGGCAGGCCAACGGTCAGAGTCAATTGTAGCGTGGTTCTTGCTACCTTTTTGAAACAAGGGATGCTTGTCATCCAGAACAATGTCCAGCACGACGCCCAATTCCATTTCGTAGAATTCGTTCGTGGAAGAACCTTGCCCACTGCTTTGATTGGTTGACAACCCAAAGCTGTCGAGGGTTCGAGAATTCTTGTTTGTAGATTTCCAGTAAGCCATAATTATGCTTTTGGAATGTCAGCAGCTTCGACTGCTTTCTTGATTTCTTTGACTTCGCTCTTTGCAGCCGCTTTTAGCAACTGCTCCTTTTCTTCCTCAGACAACATACCATCCTCACCACCAGTAGTTTCAAGTTGGGTGGACTGAAGCTTTTGAAGAATGGCAGTTAGTTTGATAATCTGTTCATCGTTTTTGATGCCGACTTCAAGAAGTTCTTTCACCCGAGGAAGGAATACGGCGACATCATTGGCGGTCTTGATGT